CGTGAATGAGAACCTGAACTATGGGGCCAAGGGTCTTCTTGGTATCTTCAAGAAATACTTTCCTACAGAGGCAAAAGCCTTGGAGTATGAAAGAAAGCCGGAGAAGATAGCTAACCTGGTTTATGGTGGCAGAATGGGTAATGGGCCCGAAGCTTCCGGTGATGGTTACAAATATCGTGGCCGGGGCTACATCCAGCTTACCGGTAAAGACAACTATACTGCATTTGCAAAAGCAATAGGAGATGATTGTGTAGGCAATCCTGATCTGGTAGCTACAAAATATCCACTGGCATCAGCAGCCTGGTTCTTTACCCGTTGCCTGGCAAAATGCACAGATGCTTCTGATGAGGCAATAACAGCAGTAACCAAGTGTGTAAACGGTGGAGTGATCGGCCTGGAAGACAGGAAGAAACACTTCCACGAGTATTATGCTCTGCTTAAATAACCCAATTAATAGGAGTCTTGTTCTGAGACTTAAGAATATCGTTTACCCAAATATGCCAAGATTTATCTTTCCATATAGGGTAAACGATTTTTCTTATGTTACAACTTGAGAAATGATCCTCATAAGCTCCGGCCCGGTCCTTTACCAATACAATAGGAATGTCTCCTTTCTTATTGATAACTTCCCACAAGCGAGGATATAACGGTGACCATAGTTGATAATGTGCAGCTCCTGATATCCTACAGGTAGGAGAAAGGGGTACCAATAAAACCCCTTGTTTACACCACTTCAAAAAGTTGTAGCTTTTCTCAGCATCTGGTTCAACTATCCCCTTCAGTAGATCATCTGCTAAGGGTAATGGTTTTCTTTTTATCTCTTTACCTTCAGGAGTCTTTTCAGGATCTATATGTAAAGGAATGCCGGTATTACCTTCAATAAATGCAGAGACATCCTCTACTACTATTACAACCTTCACTTTATCATAAGGACATTCCTTCATCCAACGGAACATCTTTGCTGCTCCCGGTACCCATCTTTTACCTTCCCTGATATACTCCTTCAAGGTACCAATAATCTTTTCAAACTCAGAAGATATCCACCAAAATCTCATTACATCGTACCACCCGGAGGTGCTTAATTGTTCATGAATCTTTGTAATAATTTCTTGTGTTGATAATTCCTTCTTTTCCATTATCTTTGTTTCTATATACTTTTTTATGGAGAGTTCACCTAATACAAAAATTACACTGCCTTACCTAAAACAAGATGCAATTGTAGCTATCAAGTTAGGGACAGGATACATTCAGTATCTCCAATTGGCACTAAGTGTTATATTAAAGGATAAAGATACTACAGGATTACAAGAAAAGTTAAAAGAAAATACAAAACTTGAAGATTGGGAACAATCTGCAGTTGCTTTGTCTCAGTTATTGAAGTATATCTTTGAACTTGCAGAAGAACAAGGAATGATAATTGAGAAGGAAGTTGACCTTATGTCCTTGCCACAGAACGATCAGTAACTAATTGATCTGCCTCTTCAGGATCCTCACTATACATTGTGTATCTCCATACATAATTGTCACCTACCTTTTCATAGGTACCGTCTTCATTTATTGATAGATAGAGTTCATGATCATCATAGTCAACCGGTGTAAAGGATTCTTTGATGTATATATGGCCGGAAAGGAAATCTCCGACCTCAAACTTTAGCATTCTATTCAAAGGACCGAATATCTCTGCTGTCCTGGTCTCTATTACCAGCTTGCCCTTTATGATACCGGTAAGTTTCTGAGACACAGTTACCATTACTGTATCATCATTTATCGGTACATATAGTGCACCCCCTTTAGGGTTGTTTGTTACTCTTGTATAACCTCTGTTCACTCTCTGTTTTTTAATAATTACGCAATCATCACTACTCCTCAAAACCTATCTCACTAAAATTAATATCCACAGATTCTACGTCATCCTCATCTTCTTCATCATACATATATTCTTCACCTTTTACATACTCCCCGGCCTCAAGCACTGAGTTTGAAAAAGGATTCTGTACCATATGGTAACTGTTTTCTGTAATGCACAAATACTCTAATGCAGAATCTGAAAGTGCAAGAAACTCCAACACAGATATTTCTAAGGTTCGGTTTCCAAATTGATACAGCATATACTTCAGATTTGCATATGAAGTTAAATACTGTATCAATATCTTTGGAAACTTTTTATTTTTTACTGGAGTATAGGCAATGCCTACATTTTTGATTTGTTACTTTGGCTTTATTAGCTTATGTTAAAGATAACCTTTACTTTTTCTATTGCTTCTTTATGCTTTTCAGTAGGATAACCATTACCCTTTTTGGTATGGCACTCAAAGCAAACCAGGTACAGGTTCTGTAATTCATACTTCAGATGGTCATAGCGTTCCAGACCTTTCTCCAGAAGATGATCGTGGTAGATTGTTTTATTGGGCCCTGATAACTTTGTTCCACAACTTTCACATATGTGCGGCTTTAACTTCCAATGTTCTTCAAACAATTGCCACATTTTATCACCTTCTTTATCCTTCCGGTCAACAAGATGCTTTCTGTCAGATGTTTTACGCTTGATCATACCCCCTTGTCTTTTTAAGGGCGTAAATTTAAGACTTCCTGGCTTTCTTTTTAAAGGGACCCTTCTCATCTTTTTTGTACTTTTTCAATCGTTCTTCCTTTACTTCTTTTGTCTCTGGTAACGAGATTGTCAATAGCTTATTATCCTCTACTACTACAGTATACTCATGTACCGGGTATTTACCGTTACCAAGAGTCTGTATCATGTTCACTAACTGTTTTGTCAATATGTGTTCCTTTATCTCCTCTGGAGTACCCGGGCCGATTCTCTCGTGATACCTCTCAATGAAATGTGTTGTAAGAAAGATCTCCCGGCCATTGATACCTTTTATCTTAGCATCAATGCCGGCAATCTTCTTACGGTGCATTTCTAATCTTGAGGTACCTTCTTTGACAATACCTTCCCAATACCTTACCTTCTCCTCATGTTTTATTCTTTGAGCATACAATCCTCTGATTACGCTCTCTTTCCTCACCTTTTCTTCTTGCTGCAATTCCATTACCTCAACTCTTTAAGTTTACTCAATACCTCTTTCTCTATTGTCTCTGCATACTCAGGGTTGTCACTTAGGAACTGCAACACACCTTGCTCACCTTGTATTGTCTTTTCAAGGTTTGGTAACGTATACCATGCACCGGCTCTTGTGATCATCTTCAGATCCTGACCCAATGTGATAATCTCCATCATTCTGCTTACACCCTTACCCCAATCAATAGTAAACTCTGCTTTACCAAAAGGTGCTGCACATTTGTTCTTGATCACCTCGACAGTAGTCTTATTGGTTTCATTCTCCTTGTCTACTGACTTGTTAACCTTCATCCTCATGTCTGAGTAGAACTTCCATGCCAGGCCACCGGTTGACTGATTAGGATCACCGTAACCACCAATGTTCTGACGGATCTGCGAGATACCCATCATTGTGCACCTGTTAGCTTTCAACAAAGGCTTGATCTTGCCAAGACCCTGGCTGTTGATTCTTGCCTGCAAACCGATAGTTGCATCACCTACATCACCATCTACTACCTTCTTAGGCATACCTGCAGTGTGTGAGTCATGTACAATCAAGCGAATGTTATTAGTTCTTATCAGCTCCTCGGTCATATTGTAGCCATCCTCCATACACTCCGGCTGGATAATGATCAGCTTTTCCATGTCTACACCAAGGGCAGTTGCATAAGCTCTATCAAATGCTTGCTCGTAATCTACCAATACACACTTGCCGGGTAGCTTCTGGAAGTTAGCTATTGCATGCAGGGTCAAGGTAGATTTACCTGATGATTCCATACCCAATAGCTCGATCAATTTACCTACAGGGTAACCACCAAGGTTAGTTGCCAGGTTAATAGTCAGTGAGCCACTGTCTACAATCTCAAGATCCTCTTTGGTATCCCGGCCCATAATGATGGTACCTATACCGTACTTCTTTTCCAGTGCCTTTAATTTTTCCGATAGGATGTCCTTCTCCTGATCGGAGTTCTCAGTTTTTACTGCTTTTGCCATATGATTTGTTTGATTTTTTTAAAAAAGGGAAGAGAGTAAATTTACAAAAATCTACCCTCTTCCACAAGCATTTTGCCACATATTTATTGCTGATATTTCTTCTTCCACTTCTCAATAGCTACCTCATCTGGCATATCTATTGGTACCTGAATATGAGTAGTTTTTGATACTCTTACCAGCTTCATTTTTGTGACATCAACTACCTTTGTCGGTAGCTTTTCTATCTCCTTCTTCGGCTCTTTCGGACTCGGCATTTTGCTTCCTTTCTTTTTTGGTCTTGGTGGAGGTGCAAGATACTCACTTCTGTCTTTATAAGGTTGTCCTTCTACTCTACCGATCTGTTTCCACTTACCGTCTACTTTTATCTCCCGGTACTTAATACCTTTTTGTGACTTGATTCTTATCTGCCCTTCCGGTGCCACATAATGCATATTAGGAATTTCTATCCCTTGTGATCTCCACCATGTCATTGTAGATGCCAGGCTCTTTTGTGTTACCCCTAACTCTGCAGCAATGGTCTTACACATTGCACCTTCTGCCAACCTCTTCTTAACGTATACTGATGCTTTCTTTCCGTCTAACTGACCTCTACTGTTTCTTACATCAAGCACTTGCTCCATATTCGATACTCAATTTTATATGACCCTTTTTATCATGGATCTCTTTTGATGTTGTCCAGATAGCATTATCATTATGCCAGGCAATATCTTCCATAAGTTCTGCCAGGCCCCTGTAGCGATAACCACGAATGGTAAAACCTGTCCAGGCTTTTGAGATGTCATCTTTGCTCAGTACCAGAACAACAGGATCAGAGAAACCGGAAGTATCACAGAAGATATATTTCATTGGTTCTACTGTGTAATCTCCCATGTTATTCTCTTCAGCCCATTTCTTGATAGCAAAGTGATATAAGCCGGCCTGTAGGTAGTAACCAAACTTCAGGTATGCTCTCTGAGGTTCTTCATTGTCCCACGATGTCTTCCAGTCAATAGGACTAATGAGTTTCTGCTCATGGTCAACAATTATCCGGTCAACCATTGATTTGTATGCTACACCCTTTACTTCAAACAGGATCGGCAACTCATTGTATACAGTTGTCGTTTTGTCTGTCATTGCATTTGCATACATGTAGGTAAAGGAATGTTCCCGAAGTCTACCTACCAAAACCTCAGCTTTCTTAACCTGTGTTTCGGTTACCGGCATCTTACCTTTACTTGACATCAGATCATTGTAATATTCTTCAGCTACTGATTTTTCAAACATCCCCAATATTGTTTCTATATTCTTGTTTTTAAATGCAATCTCATTGCCAGCAGAATCAAGTTTTACACTATTTACTGCATCTGTAAACAATGTCAAAAATGGTTCTGTTCGTGCACCATCTTCCAACTTTCTAAAACTTTGTTTAAATAAAGCTTCTGCAAGATCTTTCATTTGTCCTTTAGCTTTAATAGGTTTTAGTTCGTAAAACTTATCCTCAATATGCTGGTTGGCAAGTAAACAGTGTACCAAGCTACCCAGGATCAGAGCATTTGATGATGACTCTTTTCTTGCTTCACCCATTACAAACTCCCGGAAGAACTTCTCACGATCTGTATCAAAGTCTTTGATTGAACTATATGATAATCTGTCTTTAAGGCCACGATATTCACTCTCTGACATTTGCCTATTCTGTACTATTGCTTTCAGTTCCATTATTGAAATAGTGTTTTAAGTTCAACCTTTACAAACCCTTCAGGTTTGATTACCTTTCCATCTTCTCTCTTGTGTACTTTACCATCCGGCCACAGCTTGTTCATGTTGTTGTTATGTACAAGGTCCCACATCTCTTCCATCTTGTCTATCAGGCCATACTCACATGCTGTACCCAATAGGACATACAAGATGTCAGTTATGGCATCAGCTACTTCAACAATGTCATTATCCTCATTTGCTTTCTTGAGCTCATCCAGCTCTTCCTGTAGGAGTTTTACTCTCAGCTCCTGTATTTCCTTTGCCGGCATAGTTGGTACCGGGAGCACGTTGCATTCAAATGCTATTTGAAATGCTTTGATGTCTGCTATTTCTTTTCTCATTATTGGTTAAAATTTTTAGTTGCTAAATGCCAGATGTGTAATGCATCTGCTACGTTGTCATCTGTACCGGGATATCCGTATTGTTCTTGAGCTGCTTTTACCATAGCATCTTTGTTTGCATTGCCTTTACCAGTAGCAAACTTCTTAACTTCCTGAGCAGAGAATGCAGTATAATTAATACCATTTTCTGTACAGAATGTTTCAATAATAGCTACCATTTTAGCTGCGTGGATAATAGATGCTGTATGCATACCAGCTACTCGTTCATAAACAATCATTTCTACACCTTCTGATGTACATACTTCTTTAAGCTTGTTTCTGAATCTGATGAGCTTCATACCCATATCCTCATCTTTCTTTGTTGTAAGATCCCATACTCCATATAGGTCTTTGCTCAAGGCCCAGCCACAGTGACTTGCCTGATCAATTGCCAGAATTACTTTTTTCTCTTTACTCATTGTCTGTTGTTTTTTCTGCTGTTAATAATCTAAGAAACCTGTCTGCACCATTGTTAAATATCTCAAGCAATGCACCTTTTACTACGGTATTGGTATTTGGGAGCTTCTCCATATACTCATCGTATACTGACATTGCTATATTTGCAACCCATCCATCCCAATACGCCTGATCTTCTTTCAGAGCTTTAGATAATTGCTCTACTGCTTGTGCTGTTGTTATTTTGTTCTGTTCCATATTACTTTATGTTTAACCACCCCATGATCTTCCGGAGTTCATTTATTGATTTACATTCTCCTTCATACAAAGTATTACCTTGTTGTAGTACACCTATGTGAATTTTAGTTGAGAGTTTTGTCAATTTATACTTTTTTAAATTGACCTCTTTTGTGTAATGATATTCCAATGGAATACCTCTACTTTTATCAAACTCCCACCCTAATGATTCTATATCACTTTGATCAAGATAGCGAGTTCTTATGTAGTCTTTTATATCATCACCATGTATACCACAATACCTAAGATACCTTCTAAGATCATCTACAGTTAGTTTATCTTTTACTACATCATCTTCAAGGTTTATATTAAAAGCACCTTTACAGGTAGTGTGTTCACATTCATACCCAACATATAGCTCTGAAATGTCTGGGGTATAATATTTACTCTGTTGTTCCATTGTTTAGTTGTTTTAAATAGTTATCTCTTTCTTCCCAAGCAGCCATCTCATTCTCCTCCATTGATATTGTACCTCTCCATATTTCTTTTTGTGTTCCATCCGGATAGCGTTCAATAACTACTCTGTAGTGAGGATAGTCATCTGACCACTTTTCACCCAACCATGGTTTATCATCTTGTTTCATCTTAGTTAAATTCTATTGGTTCTAATTGTTTTAGTATCTCTTTCCACAACTCTCTATCCTGGTACTCACAAAGAATGTTACCACTCTTACAGTAGTACTGTATGGTATTCTTATCTTCTCTATCACTCCATGATTGATAACCATAGATGTCTTTCATCTTTACCTTGAGATGAGTGTAACCATCTATAGTTATCTTCAGGGAGTAGAAATTAGTCGTTACTTTGACCATCTTTGATTTCTTTAATCAGATCCTCGAGATCCCGGTTCTTAACCGTTGGTTGTTTGGCAGGAAGCTCTGCAAGATACTGTTTTTTGAGTGAGTATGCAAGAGCATCTGCCATCTCTGTAATGTGTTCTACATCTACTTCTTCACCTCTTGCATCACCTATGTAAGTATGCAATGCATCGAACAGCACCTGGCCAAAACCAGGTGTGTCCAATACCGCTAATTTAATCTTTGCTTGATGTCCTTTCATGTTATTGTTTTTGAGTGTTATCCCAAATTAATTCATCCCCATCATATACCTCTACTGTACAGTTTCCTTGATTTTCTTCTACAGATAACGGCTCTTCTGTACCACTAAGTGTTTCCCATTCATAAGCTAATTCTTCTGCAAATAAATAATTAGAACCTTCTCCTTTCTTCATTGCCTCTACTACTTCAGTCATGTCTACATCATCAAGATGAGCACGACACCAAACGGTAACTTTAAAATCTACATACTTTCTTGCCATGTTATATCCATTTTAATTGTTTAGCAATTAGTTCAACTTCTGACATTGGGATCCTGTGACACCCAACTACAATCCTATCCTGAGTTATTTCTGTTACAGTATAGGTATTCAACAACTTGTAATCACAGCATTGTGCTGAGTTACAACCATCTTTCCTCAACATTACCTGAATGTGCCTATAGAACAGATGTGCTGTCTCTACCGGCACCTCAACATGTTGAGATGTTTCTATCCTTTCTTTATCCGGATTGTACCTAAGATAGCTCAATGAGCTATATCCATATCTACGTCTGCTGCTCCACTTTCTACTTATAGTGGCATTATATGCTTCAAAGTTTCTCCACTTTGTCAACTGCTCCTCATCTTCCTTCTGTATTTTAGCATCCCTTGCTTTCTGAGCTTTCTCTCTCTTCTCCTGTAACTTAGGATCAGCTAACCTTTTTGCTTCCTTCTCCTCAAACTCTTTTATATGGATCTCCCACTTATCAGATAATACTTCAGCTATCTTCTCTTTAACTTCAGTTCCTACAACTTCTTCCAGTCTGAAGAATCGTAAGTATTTTCGGAGCTGTCCGGTATATCTTACTACATCTTCAAAATGTCTTCTCTTCGATATTCTTCCTTTCTCAACTCTTCTTAAGCATTCGGATATATTACTTAAGAAATCACCAATGTTTATTTTATGGTCGTAGTCCAGCTCTCCAAATCTTGCCCAACTCACAACATTGTGCATGTACAGGATATTCATATGACTACATGCCCGGTATACATCAGCTACATGTTTTGATGTAGTAGAGCTATATGTCCTTGTAGTAAAGAACACTGTTTTCTTTCCATCTTTGTTATAAATACGAGCTATGGGAAAATGTCTCCCATAGCTGTATATTGTATCACCTTCAAAGTAAGCATTGTGACACCTTGCATCTGATTGTTGTTGATAGGCCCAGACGTGTGCAACCTCTGCCATGTTGCGAAATACTTTCTTTATTCTTTTTGTAGTTGTGCTCATAATGCTAATTCTAATTGAATACCCAACAATAAATCTCTCTCTTCCTTCTTCTGAATGTAATAATCAATCAAGCTCTTACACTCTTTGATCATATCCTCTTTACCACTATCACCATAATAACCACTACAGCTATCTACTTCTTCCTCATCTGCATTCAGTATCTTGAAACTATATACCTCACCGGTAAGGTAGTTATCATAAACTTCTACCTCGGCTTTCATACAATTCCTTGCTTTCTCATATGCTTCTTCTCCTTCACCCCACTCTTTTACAATCTTCTCTTTGGTTATGTATACGTAACCTACCGGCCCCGAATCCCAAGGACATGAGAAACCACCCATAGAGATAGTAATACCACTATGATCATAAAGATAAAGGGTACGTATTATTGTACCCTTCTCTTCAATCAGCTTGTAAAGATCTGCAGTATCCATATCATCCCAACTGCCGGTCTTCTCATATTGCTCATCCTGGTATTCACTTCTATCTACTCCGGCCAGTTCATACAAGAGATCTATTGGTTCCTGGTAGTTATCACTTATAGGAGTAAGCCTACTCTCTCTACCTCTTTTACCATTATGTTCCATGTCACCCAGGTTATAGCGAGAATGCCAGCATACCATTGTTGTTGCTTCTTCCCACTCTGTACGTGGATTCATTGGTTCAGGATCGTAACTTATCTCAATTGTGTACCCTTTGTACTCTTCTGTATCGTAGTTCATTATGGTATCAGTTTTAAAACTTCTTCATATGTTTTTACACGCTCCTTGCACCTGATAGCACTTTCCTTATCCTTCCGGCCATTACTCTCCATGTAGCGGTCAATGGCTGCATTGTATTGTTTCTTGTAATACTCAAGCTTCTTTTCAATTTGCTGTTTCATTATAAATCAGTTTTGTACTTGTTCATAATCTCTTCTCTCTCATCAATAGATAGATCATACCAGGCATCTCTTGCCTTATCTTCTTTCTCTTCAAGACTAAGAGTTTGATCTATGTTCATTATCTCTGCCATCTTAGATGGTGCAAGAGAGATAAACCAATCATTCACCGGCCCTTCATCACAAATTGTAAACTCCTCTGTACCATCTTGCCACTCTTCTTCGGTTATCAGATAACCTATCCTATTCACAAAATGAAGACCGGCAGATACACCATACCAACCATCATTGTTATCAATCAATGTCCATACACGTTTAGGATTTTGTGCTCTGACAAAATCCAACTCCTCTCCGAATGTCTCAAACATGCAACCATCATGTGCTGCAGTTCTACAGAAATGATTATTTACAAGAGTATACTTCTCCAGAAAGTCATCGTAGCTCAATTCTTTATTTTCCATTATCTGTTGATTTTTGAATCTCATTAATCTCAGAAAGAAAAAGGAGATAACCTTTTATGGTTATCTCCGGTTCTTCTTCACATAGCTGATCTATCTCTTTCTCAGATAGATGTTTTAGTCCTTCCACGGTAAACCGAGCTCCTCCGCACTTTTCAGTGGTTCCTTTGTTCCCGGTACTGGCTTTTGTTTTTCGCATTTCTCTGATTGTACTCCTTTTTCCCTATGCCATTTAATTACAAACTCCTCTCCATTGTTTGAGGTAATGATCTGATTACACCAGGAGAACATGTTGTCATGTTTCCAGGCCCGGTTTGCATAACTTGCTGCTACCGGGTGCTCGATCTTCTTTATGTAATGTAGCAGTGGTGATATAAACTTCTCCAACTTCTGAGCCTGTGCACCGCATAGCACTATTGGTAAACCACTGTAGTACTTGTTAAGGATCTCCTCAATAAAGTACTGCATGAATGGTGTCCAGATATCCAGATGAGATCCTGGTTTGTTTACCTCACATGTCAGAGAGCTGTTTAACATCAACACACCTTCCTCTACCAGCAGATAGCTGTTATCAAGCCTCTTGTCAAGGTTTGGATTAAAGCCAAACAATGATTCATCCATGCCGGAATACCATATCTCCAAACTTGGCTGCATTTTATCTTTACCTGCACAGGAGAGCGGTACACCGTTAGCAATCATCTTGTTATCATTTGTGAGAGATGGATACGGATCCATCAAGATCACAACTGCTTTCAATTTATTCCGGTCACACAACTCAAACGATTTGAACACATCTTCTGACTTAGGAATTATCTGACGACCCTTTGCATTGATAGCAAAGAGTTTATCAAAGATTCCATCCCAGGTAGGAGATTCAATAAATGGTACAAACAGATCTGTCCACGTTCCTAATCTCTGTCTTATTTTATCCGTTACTTGCATCTTCTTCAAATGGTTTTTTACTCTTCTCTAAATAGAACTCCCAATTTATACAAATGTCTTTTAGTGACATTCTTTTTACTGCTCTTTCACTACAATCACTCCCTCCAAGTATATAACTTACTATAGCAGCTTTTGCATCTCGTCTTGACTCTGCATTGTAACCGGTTGCCATATGCCGGTTACATTGCATGTCATAAAATCTGTAGTACATTATACCAATTCAGCTATACCATATTCTTCTGTAAAGAACTGGTGGTTATCCATTTGTTGTTTCAGCCAGGTAGTTGGTGTAGCAGACTTCAGGGCATATGTTGTATGGTTGTACAACTGCCACAGGCTACCATCATGACCATACTCAAACGTAGGCTTTTCCATCTCACTCTTGATAATATTAAGCTGAGTGCTGGTAATGATACCTTCTTCGATAAACATACGACCCAAGAGCTCTGCACTGGTCTTCTTTGTCACCTCTATCTCCTGCATCCTCCTCTTCTCAATCAACATCTTCTCAAATGTCTCACCGGCATCAGATATGTACTCAGTCAACAGCTTTGGTGTTACCTGCTGTATCTGGCCCATATGCTTGCTTTTGAAGGTACCCATATCACCACGTACCATACCATTCTCACAGATAAATACATAACCACCTACTGCAAACTTCAGGCTCAGTTGCTTATTGTAACTGTTCTGCCAGGCTATCATTATTGACATGTCCGGATCATTACCATAGTCAAGATAGTATTTACCATTAGCTTTTGCACCACCGGCAGCATGTGTATACTCCTCACTCCTCAACACAAAACCTGATCTATCTATACTCTCCAGGGTAATATCCATAAGCTGACCATGACCTACAGGTTTGTAGTATGATGTCTGTATTGGTAATTGCAATTCCCTCAAGAACTCTTTAGTTGATTTTACTTCTGCTATTGCATTTATTGCTACGTTGTTTTCCATTGTTGTTTCTTTTAATTTGTAAACTTTATTTCCGGCTCACTCATCTGATCATCACTAAGTCCTATAATCTCAAGTATGTTGTGATCTAACTCTTCATCAAACTCCCAACCCATATGATCAAAGAACTCTTTCATTGTCAGGCCGGATTCCTCCATTTTCATTTCTTCCCTACCTGCATTCAAGGGAAAGGATGAAATATCTGCCCGGAACCACTTTTTGTAATTGGCTCCGTCCCTGTACTGCATATCGTAAATCATAAATCGTTAATGTTTAAATGTTCGGTAAAGAACTCTTCACCGGTATGTTTACCATAAGCAACAAAACATACATCACCATTACCAAAGAACTTCATGGTACCACATATAACTTTTTGTTCCGGCTCTTGGTCTATGTCTTCTTGGGTAACATCTTCTACATAAGACCAGGATTTACCTTCAGGAATACCATCAGTAATATCATTCCTCTCCATAAGAAAAGTACAGTCTTCGCTAATTGCCAGATAGCTGAAATCATTCCATCTTGAATTTGTTTTGGTATCTGTTGCAATCTTATCGTATTCTCTCCATCTCTCCAGAGTCTGCTCCAGCACATCTTCTATCAAAGCTGCATTACAACTATCCCATTCAGAACAGACTGTAGCTTTGATCAGAATGTTATAAGTACGTTCATTAGTTAGTTTCATCTTCGTCTTCTTCTTTTTCAATGTCATCAAACCAAACAGCCATTGTACCTAAATGCTGCTCACACGTCTTTGCATCCCATGCATCAATAGCAAGACCAAGACCATCATCAGATTGTGCAATACAAACATCTACACCACCTTTTTTGGTACCAATCCTGATCCAAACTCTTCCATCTGTGTTCTGTACCCTTACCGTCTTTTCCTTCTCATCGTTGATAGTTACTACTATCGGTAGAAACTTTGCCATAACTACTCGTGTTCTTGATTCTCATCCAGGTACAGGTCAATAACCTGCTCCCTTGCACTTGCATAAGAGCTGGCCTCAATTATCTTAAACCACATACCTGATTGTTCTGCATTCTCAAGGGTGTTGAGATTTACAAACTTTCCTTTTTCTCTTTCGTATCCGATGTAAAACGTCTTCATATTAAATTTTTTGATTTTAGAACCTGAAGTAATACTTTCTCTCCATGTTCTTTGTAAAGATCTGAAAAATCCTTTACCGGCAAATACTCTCTTGGCACATTTACGTACTTAAATCCGAACTCTTTTGTGATAGCTGTACAGTTCTTTACACCGACATCATCACTGTCATAGTTGATCCAGACTTCTTTGCCCTCCAGCTTCTTCAGAAACTCCGGAGTAAAGCATGCTCTGGTCTCATTTTGTACGTTCAATACATTGTCCATGTACCGGCTCAGAACTAATCTGTCCTTCTTTGCTTTGGTAATGATCACCCTCTTCGCATTCTCCAGAACCTTCTGGTTCTCCACAACTGTCAACGGTATGTTACTTTTCCACTTGTCTTTCTTTTCCCGGGTAGGAAAGTAAAGCTTTATCCCTTCATCATATTGGTAAGCATATACGAGCTCATCCTTCCACATTCCTATTCTCCTCTTGTTCAGATAAGCCTCCTTTACAGGATAGACATTATCTTCTCTCAGCATTGTTGTTGTAATACCAAACTGCTTCCAGTAAGCAATATCCTCAGCCGACCATCTACGGGCCGATATCTGTATCAGATAACTTGCTTTCTCACTTATGTATGGCTTTGTATAGGTAGATGTGATCCTGGCAGAGTTATCTACACCTTCAGAGATACCAAAGTCTTTTGCAATCTTCAGGATTGCCTCTTTAGTATCAAGGTTAAACAACTGTTTAACAAGATCAATGCAGTCACCCTTGTACCGGTCATCACCAAAATCATGGTGCCGTAACTTTCCATCCTTTATGTAGATAGAAAATGACGGATTGTTATCCTTACGGAACGGACTTGATATTGGCTGACCTACTGAAAAGTTACCGATATAATACCTATACACATCGTAATGATCTATTTTCTGGAACAGGTAATCTTTATTGATTACCTCCTCCCTGGCTTTCAGTTGCATCTTCGTTATCTTCTTTTCTAAAGTGAGCAATAAGATGAAGATAAGACTCTTTTAGTGCAAAGAATGCACTTGCCCAATGAGGTTTTGGGACACTCTTTACACAACCTGTCTGATCAACTACTGTATCGTAAAGATCTCCTGTAGTTATATTCTCTGTTTCATTCTTCCAATCTGTCTCAGCCAGGCAAGTTGACAATCCATCAACGTCTATCAAACTATATTCCCTTTTATCTATACAACTCATTACTTTTCTCCTTTTAGTGATTCAATGTATCCTTCTATTGCATCCTGATAAATTCTTACCAGTAACTCATCGTTTGCTCTTGCTGCTTCTGAAAAGCATTGCTCTAATTCTTCTTCCCACAACCTCATTGCACCTTCTCCCCAATTACCTTCTGATTCAGTAAGTATTACATCAAGGTCATTTGCCCTTGCTATCTCATCACTACTACTGTACTCAGGGTAATACTTCTCTACAAAAGCCCATGGTCCTGTCAAGTTCTTGTCTTCATATTCACCGGTAACCTCAGACTCTATCTCTTTTATTGCAGTAACACTAATACCAGATTGATGTACCCATGCCATTTCTTGAATGATCAGATCCGGTATACTTTGTTCTTCTGCCTGATAATCATCAACTTCTGCAGCTTTGTACTTATGCAGATGTTCCACATTAACCTCTACTTCAATCAGATACCTCATTCTTTTTCACTTTTATGTATTTATCCAATATTGGCCACAACTTTTCAAGTTGAATAGCATCATAACACTCTTCAAGCTCTGCACCTTCCCATAAAGACTCAGAAGCCCTGAAAATCTCCAGGGTCATTCTGTCTAAGTCTTCTTTATCCATCTCTACTGTTCTTTGCTTAACAGCATCCATACACTATGCTTTTTGGATCTTCTCCATGAATTTAGCTATCAGTGCTGATTGCTCCTTCTGGAACTCAACCATGATGTCACGGTTTGCTTTTGTCATTCCACCGGGAAGCTCAGGCATTGTTACCTGATCCAGGATCTTTACCATCTCAATCTTCTCTTCCATTATCTTGATGAAGTCAGATGTACTACTGATCTTCATTGCCGGCCCGTCTGTAACTCTTCTTGTCCACTGCCTCTTCTGCTTTACTTCAGGTGCTGCCATAGCTGCATTTGGATTTGGTGAAATAGCCTTAAAGCAATCCAAATTGACCTCATTTGTTGCCGGCTCCGGTGTAACTGTTGGAGTTGTTGGTCCTGATGTCTCTACTGTTTCTACTGTCTGATTTACTGTTTCGGTATTCATGCTTATATAATTGGTTAATGATTCAATGATAAACTCTCTGTCGTCTGATGTACAATTCTCTTCGTTAAGCAAATATTCATCCACTTCCCTTATGTTCCTCATCCTGTTAAAGATGTTCAGAGAGTTCTCAATAACCTCTGCACTGATATCATTCGGGTAAAAGATTACTTCTTCTGTTTTATAGTCAATGACTGCGGGTATACCGTCTGCTGATCCTAATACTAACTTATTCATTTTTTAGAAATTTAAGAGCAGGGGATTATTAGTCCCCTGCCTTTATTGTGAACCTGGGAAATTAATTCCAATCTATTGTATTTGCAGGTTTTACAACCTCTGAAGTTGCTTGTTGATGTGCATCTGCATTAAATGGTTGAATGTAAGTAAGTGTGTAAACATCCTTACAACCATGCATACCTTCAATTTCTTCTTTAAATTTCTTTACTATACCGTCCCTTTCCCAAATATTACTTGAAATTGCAAAAGAGAACTTCTTGTAGTTATATAATGAGATAAACTCTTTGTAGATGTTTTGATACATCTTTGTTTCTCCTCCTTTCTCACTAATGTTTACGGTAAGAAGCATTGCAAAGTCAGTTGCATGTTTAGCACCAGGTTTTAATTCGCAACGATATGTCTTTTCAATAAACTGATCCGGATTCCTAAATAACTCATCTATATTGATAAGTATATTTGTTCTTTCTGTTGAAAAGTTTACGTTGCCTAACCATGCTTTGATAAGAGAATAAAAATCCTTTTCACCTACAATGGCCTTACGATACTTTCTTATACCGGTAAGAGGACCATGTTTATCAGAAGTGATTATCTCTTTGGTATTAAAGTCTTCAAAGGTTTTGAAATAACTCTGCAAATTGTCTTCATTATCAACATAACTGTAAGCACCACTCTGATTTACATATATGTTCTTTGTACCTTCTTTGTTAAATGCAGGAGTATTTACAATACGAAATTTATGAGTCAGTAAAACTTTGTTTGCATCGTTGGTCTGTATGTGGAAGATAATATCCACATAATCATGTCCTTCATCAGTTTTGCCCTCATAAACAGGAGGGTTATTTAACTTATACTTGTGCAGTTCTTCATACTCTTCCTTTGTAGGATTGATTGCAACTACTTTACCTGTTGTAAAACCGGTATAATACTTCTTTTGGAAACCTCCTCCTTTTGATAATTCCATAAAATTGATTTTTTTGATTTTTGATTATTAGTTACTAAACTGCTGCAGTGTAATACTTTTCAATACAGTCAAAGATGTAAGCCCCGTCATTAGGGATCTCCAGAAGATTGTCTCCGTTTTTATCCGGGAACATACCCTCCGGCACCTTTGTTGATGTGTCCTGCTCAAAGGTCTTCAGGAAGTACTGCGGCTTACCGTCCTTCATCCTTGTGCCGGTGTACAATACAATGGTAAAATGCTGCTCGATCTTGCCCTCAAACTCTTTACCATGTACAGACATCATTCTTTTCTTGCCCTCACCCTCTACTTTCAACCATTCATCATGTGAGAATACAACAACATCTTTCTCAATGTTCTTGAGGATCTCAATGTACTCATGTACCTGCCGGTTATATGCTTTGTATACATCAAAGCCGGTAAAGTTTGCTGCTGCTTCTTTGTTCAAACTATTGAAAGCCATTGTCTGACTGTCAATAATTATCCTTTTGATGTTAGGATTTGAACCATACTCCTCAAGGTCTCTCTTAAATTGCCCCCACCCTTTAGGCATACTCATGTACTTAAAAGGCTTACCATCCTTGAAGGGAAGAGGTTTTCTTTCCATGTTAATGTAACCTGTTGTGTCTCGGTCTGTAGTTTTAGCAAGGTAAGACTTACCGGCACCGGTAGGACCTACGATTGCAACCTTGCCGTAAAACACACGTTCCTGTTTTTCATGTGCGGATGACTGTTTCTGCTCCGCACCACTTTGTGTACTCATATAACTGGTTATTGATTACTAATGTAGGAAACCCCAAAAGCCCTTTTTGAGCCTAAGTGTTTCTATCTTTGTTTACCTGTCATTTGACTTTCCAACTCATCTCTCAGATCTTTGATGACATCATTAAGATCATCTATCTTGTCTTTTAACTCATTTACTCTATTTGTCAGCTCACCATTTTCTTTCTCTAACTTCTCTATTCTGTATTTTGCCCAATCAATAAGATTTGTAGCTTGTTCAAACTTTGTTTTCTCTTTGTAGTCCATGATTGTTTTTTTTTTTAATCTAAAAAATAATGTCCTGATGTTACATCTTCATAGATGGCATCAACTATGTCTTTCTTTCTCGGCAATGTTTTGAATATACCATACTCTGGTTGTAGTGCCATAGGAAACTGCATACCACTTGCACCAAAAGAGTTCTTGAGCAGATGCAATGATCTGTAGTACGTTTTAAAGTACTGATCTCTGAAACCCTTTAGTGCATAGCCATTTTCTTTCTGACCATCCAGATCACCTACTATATGCCGGTATGGTTCAAACAATGCCATTACAACGTCTGCATCATGCTGAGTTTGTGAACTATCTGCAAAGTCACTCATCTTTGGTGCTAAATCACCGAGTTTTAACCTTGATACATCAGCCAGGCTACGATTCAACTGCTGAACGATTACCGGTGAGAAACCATAAATGTCTCTTGCCTGTCTCATTACAGTACTGAACTTGTCTATCTGACCCTTTGACTTCTCCAGGTCTTTCTCTGGTTTCAGGATACCGATGTGGTCAACTATCACCAAGACAATGTGATTTGGATGGTTAGGAATGTACCTACGATCAGCAAGGATATTCTCCATGCTCTTATCCGTCTTGTCTTTGTCGATAATTGTGCCGTGTTTCCTTGCAAATGCCTCAAGGTAGGCACTGATGCCGGAAGGGTTCTTACTGCCCTCAAACGCCAAAAGAACGTCATCTTCTTCCCACTTGTCAAGAACACTATAATACTGCTGTATTAATGCGTACTCTCTATCATCCATCATGAAGTTCCTCTGCCGGCTCAGTACCTTCTTTGGTGGTATCATCACACCCTGATCAGTAAAGATCTTACGGGCCAACCATCTTGCACTGTACTGGTACATCTTACGTTCCATACCAAACAGGATAATTGATAACTTAATATCAGGATTATTGTTGGTAAGGTACCATTCCAATGGTCGGATCATGAACATATCCTGAGCCAAAGTGCTCTTTCCTGAGTTATGTACCAATATTGGATCTTTTTGTGTTGCCAGATAGAAGTTGTTATTATCTTCTACCGATATGTCATATGTTGTTTCGTAAGGAATCTCCTCAAATGAAACAATATCCTGAAGATTTATAACAGATGCTTCCATGTTCTTTTTTGTATTATATTTTTAACAACATCGACTGTAGTTCCAAATTTATCAGCAAGTTCTTTTCTTGTCATGCACAACTGTCCGTTCTCATCGTACTTATTTTTTCTTCCATGCTTCCACAATCTTCTCATTTCTATCACATCTTCATCTTTTAAATTAGTATGAGGATTTCTTTCACCTGTTACATTGCTTCGTTTACAAGTAAATGACCATTTTATATTTTCACTTGCTGTACACCATTCTAAATTAATAAGTCTATTGTCTGTACGAATATGGTTAATATGGTTGACCTGTGCTTTGTTTTCTGGATTAGGAAGAAATGTTTTTGCTACTATCCTGTGCACTTTTACAGTTTCAATTTTCCCCTGATCATTTTTTAACACTGTTCGGAGATAACCTGAACCATCTAAAGCAGGTTTCATTATTCTTTCTTGTCCTTTGTTTTTCCAGTTGTAGGTCTTTATTTCACCATCTGTACTAACTTCATAGCTACTGTAGCCCGGTATCTTTTTCCATTGCTTCATGTTGCAAAGATAACAATAAATCTTTGATTTTCACAAACTTTTCCCCAGTAAAAAATTCATGATTTTCAGTTACGTTTATAACTGTTCCGTCTTTCATTTTTATCCTGAATAGTTTGTCAACATGAGTCTTATGAGTTATGGTATTGGTAACAGTTTTATACTCGTTAATTTTAGTTTTCAGATTATAGGATAATACCTTATCTCCTACTTTTATCTCAGAAATAGGCATTACTCCTTGTTCTGTATGAACTAACTGTTCTCCGGTAAAACAACCTGTCTCACCACCGATTACATAACTCGTGTTCTTAGCAATATCAATATAGTCACCAACCCTGTCATAAGGTACAGGAATGATGCCGGCTCTACCGTTCCTACCGTTCTCAATCTCCGAATGTAATTGCTCTGATAACTTCATTATGCACTGTTTGATTCCGTTTCATCGGAAAGTTCCTTCAACTCTTCTTCTTTCCAGTACTTGAACTTACCGCTATTCAGATAAGCTATTGTAGCTTTCATGTATTGGAAGTCGTTGTACTTTGGATTCTTGTGATTCCAACTTGTCATCTTTCTTGATTCGATCTCTACCTTGAGGCAGTAGAGCATCTCTTCATCTGTAAACCCTGATTCTTTCTTAGCTGTTTTGTATGCCTCGAAAGTTTTCTGCTTATCATCTCTCAGTGCTCTTGTACCGGTAAACTTCTTACCCTTAAAGATAAAGTTCATACTTGCCGGGAATGTGCACCACCACTGTTCAAACTCTTCAGGGTACTCTATATTTTTCTTCTCTCTCACTGGCCTGTATTGCTCATGCCATTGCTCATAACCACCCTCTGGATTCTCCTTCAAAAAGGCTTTGATGTTGTTGAATTGACCTAATGTAACTGACATAAGAGGAGCTTGTAAATTTACAAAAAATGTTGCTTAAAACAAAGACATTTGACCACTTTCTTTTGCTTTAATTTCACGAGCATATTCAGGTGAAATTTTGCTGATGATCTTGTTTGTCTGCCGTATGTAATAGTCATAATCTACTCCGTAATCTTCCCACTTTTCAGGTGTGAACGGACGATTGAATATTACCTGCTGTTCACTATCTGATTCACAGTTACTCTTCTCCGGCCCGGTCTTTTCACTATTAGGATTCTTCATCTTGTAGATTTTACCTGCTACAGGTAAATTGTCCTTTATCACACTTGCATAAGCTTCTAAAAGAGAAATACCAGGATCAGTACTGTACCAATCACGTCCATTTGTTTCACTCCATTCAAGACGAGAATACTTACCGTTTAAGTTTTTGATAAAACCGTTAGCCATTACTATTTGTTCCATTTCTGTAACATCAACCAAAGGCAGTAATTTCTTCTCTTCTTTTGGTGCTACTGCACAATAGTAACGTACCAATTTGTTCATATCAGTAACGGTACCGGTCTTACGATCAACTGTTCTATAGAAGTAGTCCCGGGATGCTTTCTTAGCAATACAGAAATCGAAGATGTTCCTGTGATTCTTGATAGTATCCTCTACCGGTATACCCTGAGTAAAGTACTTCTCCAATGCTATTGGTACAATACATTTACTCTTGTTCTTGTGTAACTCATAACTGGTAAGGAAATCACCCTTCTTCTTCAATCTTTTCTCCAATGGTTTGTCTATTGGTATTGCCTTAAACTCACCATCTTTCTCTACCCAATCAGCTACCTTTACAGCAAGATAGTCATTTACCGATGTTTGGATAAACTTACTGTATTGCACATATTCAAGGTTACCTAATACATCATTACCAACTTCTTCTTCCCATGCCTTACAGGTTTGATAATACTGCTGTACATATTTCTCATCAAGTACAACAGTAAGACCATCGGTATTCATTGATATGATCTGCAGAGTAGGTATCTGTGCAAGATCCTCAGCCAGCATAAAGATGTCGATCTGGCTACCAATAGTTACCTGCATTGCTGCAAAGGGATCATACTGCCAGTCAAACCTGTCACCAAGCCGGCCAAAGTTACCGTTCATTACCAACTTGAAACACTCCTGGAAATTATCATACTTCTTCTCACCAGTTTCTTTGTACTTCTTCTTGGCTTCTAACCTCTTAGGGATGTTCAGTACATATGCCTGATTCCATTCGGGCCCAAGATGTGCAGGGTAGATATTGCTTTTACGTATCTTGTTAGGATACATTGAACCTACGTCAGCATCGAGCATTATCTGGCCCGGGAGCAGATTGATCATTCTTGGCTGATCGTTACTATGACCACCGCCCTTAGCAAACATGAATGTTGCACCTTTATAGGTAAAAGGAAACTCCTGCTTTTCATTCAGATTAACCTTTGTCTTACCTACAGTTTTAAAGAAGTCATTAAACTCCTTGGTTTCAAACTTCATGTACTCTGGGAAACATTCGTTGAAATAGAAACCTGTTTTTGTTTTCCTTTGCTTTACCCGGCCATACAACTGAGCTTCATTTATTCTGGCAATCTGCATGTACACCTTCTTATTCAGCTCGGCACCGATCTTAACATCGTTCCAGTTTATAGCTGTCCATGGGAAATTGTACTCCTCTATAAGGTCAAGACGTAACTGTATTTTGTTCTTACCTTTATAATCAGGATGTTCTGTATTACCAATAGTAACCATATACAGGTTACAGGTAGCCATTACGTCATTCCGGCAATACTTGATGATCTCCTCGATCTCTTCATTAGTCAGATCTTCTTTACGAAAATCAATAGGTAACTCTTCGATATCACCATCCAGTGAGAACTCACCGGCCCATTTCAACGAGCATCGTTTTGCATCATTGTTGTAATGAAGTACAAGGAATAGGTCTATTTGCTTAAAGCTCATATAGTATTCTTTGTACTTTGCCGGCAGCTCATAATTCTGATCATCAATGGTCTGCTGTGCGAACTCAAAGATCAAATCAACAATCTCCCTCCAGGTAAAGTCTACCCATGACTCATGATTATCAATGATGTATTGCAGTACCTGACTGTCAAATCGTACACCATTAAAAGTTACCATGAAATCCCTTGGATACTCAAGCAAATGTTTGACCAATCCATCAATCTGATTCTTTCTTGCAGATATCTCAAACACAAACTTTGTATCTGTACCAGGATCATAACCATAGTACAGAAACATTGCCTTGTAGGTCTCGATGTCACAAACTTCAATCTTGAGTTCTTCTGTATTCATAACTTTTTTATTCTGTTTATTGCTATCATGTGAAAATCAATTCTTTCCTCAACTTTTTCTTTAAATTGTGGTATTTGAGTACGTTCACGTAACCAGAAAAGAGATTCTATCATTATCAAATGAAAGTGTATTCTTTCCTTCTTTCTGGTACGACCATTGAGCCATTTAAGAAACCGCTTGTATCTTTTCATCCTTTTGCTTTTTGGTAATTGTTACAGTGTCAACCAATGCTTTGCCGGAGATCTGGATCTTCTCGTGAAACTGATTCTCTACTTCACCCTTGAAGAGTTCTTGTATCATAGCTTTCTCCAGATCATTCTCCGGAGTCAAGGCAAGTTCTATCTTTCCGTTAACTACAAAAGTGCATTTCATATTAAGCGTTTTTGTACTTAGCTATTTCGTTCATAAGCTTTGTACTGTGAACAATAAGTTTCTGATTGGCAGTGATGCCGGTGATCTTTGTATTACGATCAATGTAGTAAGTTTCAGCAAGTCTGCGGAACTCTGCTCGGGATGCTGTAATCCTTTGCTGGAGTTCTTGTTTCCTACGTTCAGAAGCAGAGATCATTGCTTGCTTACTTGACCTGATGTAGGTACGTGCAATAAACTCTTTTGTTGGCATTGGTTTTGGTACCGGGCAATATGCTGTACCCATGATAGCTGATCCTGCAAACAACAGGATACGTTTTGTCTTTTTCTGCATGTTATTGGTTTTTTGATTGTTATAAATTCTTTTTGATCTTTTCAATACAACCTGCATAGCCGGCAAGGTCAACGAGAGAATCACGTTTCTCACAGTTGTCTTTATTGGCCCTACAGATCTTTAACCAGGCCATCATCAAACCTACTTGCTCAGGGGTAATAGTTGTTTTGGCAATAACTTCCCATCCTTTTGCTATATCAGCAAAGTTGTCTGATGTTTTACCATAATCTTTCTCCCGGTCACCGTAGATAAGAGATTCTGCTTCCTGTAGTACTGTTTTCTGTTCCATTGTATTTTAATATTAGATACTGGTAAACTCTGCTTTTCTTGATAATGGTCCCGGATCATTACTACTGTTATACTCGTTGCATAACCTCCTGGCTTCATCAATAGTAAGACCATTCCTTATCACTTTCTTTTTACCGGGACAGGGCACAAGATGGCCCCTATGGTCTTTCCTGTACCAGTTACGGATAAAGACCTGATACTTTACAATACTCATGTTTTTTTAATTTTCTACCGATAAATACAATAACTCCTCTATCTGTTGTTTTATCTCAGGAGCTGTTTCTTTTTGCTTGTATACTGTTTCCAAAAGGATCTTTACATCTTCTATCCATCTATTATCCTTATCTGCTACAGGTTCTGATTTAATTGACAGAAGTACTTGTCCGTTTTCTCTTGTAAAAGAATCTAATGGTTTTATTACATCAGAATCATCCCATGGAGGAGGATCATTATGATTATAATTTATGGCTCCCTTTACCTGTACAGGTGCTTTAGTTGGCTTCGGTCCCTTTTTCTTTGGGCCAGCACTCTCACAAAGGTTCCATTTCTTCCATAATCCCTCTTTGGTTAACCAGTCACAGTAACCTTTATCATTATCAAGCAACCAGTCCACTGTTTTCCCTTGATGCTTTCCGAAGGGAATCTTTTTGTTTCTATCCAGTTTCATTTTACATTAGCTTTGGTGAACTTTTCAGGAACTTGGATGGTAGAAAAACTTAAGTCACCCCTGCCCCTGAACAAGAGTAACTAAAGTTATCCTACCGATTTAGCTTATGGAGCCACCTCCCTATCACCCGTTTTGGCTATCTGCAGTTTATAAGTCATGAAGAAACTAACAGATATTTAAAGAATATTTGATGCAATACAACATCCTCACCTTGTGTCGGCTTACGTCCCAGAGACATGGACTATTTTAAATGAGAAAACCCCCATCTGATGGAGTCCCTGGAAGGTATCAGTGGAGGTATTTCAGGAGTAGGAACTCCATCATTTTTTATCTTTGAGTATTTCTCTTTCTATTGGATCTTTCCAGGGACTCCTATAGTACCACAAAGATACAACAGCCTTTTTTTATTTTCCAATAGTTTCTTGAATATTTATTTTCCTACTATTTGCATCAACTGAGGAGTACCAAAGTAGAGAGGTTGACGTGTCTTCTCCCAGGCCCGGATAAACTCAAGCTGCAGGATTTCTTTAGTGATACCCTTGCTACGAATAAGCATTTGCTCTGTTTTCAGGGCCTCCAGCTCATTCATCTTACGTTGCTCAATGATCTGCTGGTCCAGTACAGATACGTTGGTATTTACCTCATTACGGCTATCTATCTTGGCCTTTACCTTATCACTGAAGTCAAGCTGGCAAGAGAAAGTTAGCAGCTCCAGACCCTTTGCTTCAAACTCCTGGGCTACTTTCTTCTGTACATCTTCTTCAAAGCGAAGTGATCCACCATTTGCCATCAAGCTGTCTGTTATGTACTTCCGGCTCTCTTCCTTCATGATGTCATAGATCTTTGTCTCCAGAATATTATCCTCAAGAGCTTTCATAAAATCATCACCGGCATCCAGGTGTTTGTTTTCAAATACTACATCAACTGCACGTTTTTCGATGACCTTGAATGAATAGATCGGTTTTGATGTAAACTCTGTATTGTCTGCAGCCTTAAGGTGAAGAGTTTTATGGCTGTCATCATTGTCATCAAAAGATGCACGTTGCTCCCACAGTGGTACCTGAAACAGTTCAGTACCGGCACTTGCTGTCCACACACGACCTTTTACCAGGCTAAAGTCACTTTTACCTGATTTGCCAAAATTTTCCATAAGTACACCGATGTAATTTGGTGCTACACGCTCACATGATGACATACCTACGACTACTGCTGCTATGAGCAGGAAATTGATCACTTTTTTCATACTATTTGTTTTGGTTTTGTTTTTTGATGAAATTAATAAATTGATCCAGGATGATCAGAAATGCTATAACGCACAAACTGATCAGTATCCAGGGATGCATGTGATTAAACACAATGCCTGGCAACACCATCATACTTATTATGATTGCCACAAGTAAATGAATCTTCCATTTTTTCATTTTGTCTGTTTTTAGTTTATCCTTATAAGATGATCAACATCTGATGCTTTGAACCAGTAACCACCGTTCTTAAAATCAACCTTATAGATAATGTTTGGTTGCCGGCTGGTATCTACTGCATAGTAATCACGTTCTGACATTACAAAAGTGCAATGAGGGCACACTTTACGTACCCCCATTGCTCTTTCATTATAGTCAGCTACTGTATTCCTGCAACTAATCATGCTCAAAAGTAGAGCTACTGCTATGACCTTTTTCATTGCTTACTTAGACTGTTTTACTATGTCAATAATTGTTTCGATAGCACCATATTCCGGATTCACAAAACCAGTTACTATTGTATCAATGTGGCATACAGCTACTATAAACATTAAAACAGATAAAAGATTACCAAAAACAACCATAGCTGCTTCTCCATCCGATGCACTATCTTCTTTTTCTATTACTTTTATTGCATAATTTATTGTTGCTCTAAGGAATATAACACTTGCAACAAAAACTATCAGCCACACAATAGCATTGACCAGTTGCTGTCTTACCAGAACTTCATACACATGCTCGGCCCCAACCTTCAGGCCACTGGCAAGTGCTGAGATACCGGTTTTGATATCAGTGTATATCATCTTGAAGTTACCAGATGTATCTACTGAATTTACACCGTCTTTGACTACTTGCTTGGCACTATCTAATGCTGCTACAACAGTAGATGTCTGTCCATAAATGTTCGTGCTCAATAGTAGTAGAGCTCCTATGATTAACTTTTTCATTACTTTCCGTTATTACCTTTAAAGTTAAGTTCATGTGGCTCGATACGATGATTCTTCCTGGTCTTGAAGTTGTATACATCACAGAGAGATTCTACATACATCTCTGTTGTACTGGCCCGGAGTAGCATCTTTGGATTCATCTCAAGCTTTGACATGAACAGATCAAAGTCAAAGTTACGATGAGTTCTCATCTTATTGAAAGCTACGATAAAATGCTTATTTCTTGCATTTTTATGGAACGGTTGTATCTGACAGATCATTGATGCTACCTTGACTGCATCATCAAAGTGAGTAACAACTAAATTACCACTTTTGAAGATCCCGGTAATGATCTTACTATGAGAGAACCTGCCGGTAAGCAACATCAAACATGCACTAAGATCGTATCCATATGTTTCCTGGAAGATCTTGTATTGTTTGTAATTGACATTACCTTCAGTGATCATACTGTGTACATAATCAGATGTTGACCATTTTGAGTTATAGTCATTAAGTTGACGTACCTGATCCATGTTGACATCGTTTACAGTATAATACCGTACAGGTATACCAAGCAACTCTGCTGCTGCTAAACGATGCTGACCGTCCCATATTTCGTTCTCATTGTTGCATTTTATAGGAGAGAGTTCAAAGAATGTAGGAGTAACTTTCATTATCTCCATCAGTTCTTTTACTCTTTTCTCATTGACTACCCTATTGGTATTCTTTTTCTTAAAGATTGCATAATCTTTAGTTTCGAGAATTACTGCAGTAACACTTGACATTGTTTTTGATTTTAGATTGTGAATAATAATTAAAGAAATATACCGTGTTGTTCTTCCAAAGAAGAAATCCACTTGTTAAAAAGATGATTTTGAAACTCCCGGGTAAGATCATTGTGACCAGTAGCAAGATGTTCGTTCTCCTCAATGATTGTCAACGCAATCTCCCTGATACCTTTATCAAACTGTTTGTCTGATATATAGATGATACCGTCTTTTGCCTGGCCAAGAACACTCTGCTTACTAAAAGATACTACTTCTATTGGTGCAGTAACGTCATACTTCATCTCTTTCAGGGCTTCCATTACCTTCTTGAGCTGATAGTCCATCTTTGGTGTTGTCTTTACAGGTAATGTAAATATCTCATCATCATCACCTACACCGTAAACTTTTACATCAGGAAAAGACTGATGAATCTTTTTAGCAAGTTGCTTAGATACACGGTAATGTGGCTCATTTTTTACAATATCCATATAGAAACCGGCAACATCTACATTTACAATTGCCTTTTTACCAATTGCATCTCTCCAACCTGTACTCATTGGATAACCCCAACAATCACCGTAATACTCAAGACCACTTTCGATATAAAACGTATCACCAAAAGCATTTCTCATAATATTCTCAGCAATTTCCTTTGTTGCATAGCTAACAAGGAATCTTGATAATTTTCTTTTGGCATCGTAGAGATTATCAATAACCCGGCTTTCGTTGATAGTAAAATCAGGAAGATCATAATGATACATAGCAGTACCTTGATCGTAGCATCTGATACCTTTACGGTAAAAAATACGCTTATCTTTCATATCCTTACTAATGTTAGGAAAGATCCTGCAGTTATCCTGATCTACAATAGCATCTATCCTATCAAATGCAAAGTACTCGTTCCAGTTTGTTACAACATTCTTGATCTCTTTGTGATGTTCAATGTAGATACGAGTGTATCCTTCCCGGCCACTTACTGTTTGTGTAGAAGGAACAATATTATTCTCACCTTCATCAACAGCATTTGATACAAACTCACGTACTGCCATCCAGATATCCCATTGAGGGCCCATCTCGGTAGTAAGAGATGTTTCCTTACCGTTAACAAAGATTTTTTTGAACGTCTTGTCCCTGAAGGTAACATCTTCAGTAGTGATAACAAACTCATTGTTACCGGAAAAGATGTGGAACTCTATGCCGGCTTTTATCAGCAAAGCGATAGAGTATTTGTTACCGGAACCGAAATAACCAATACTGGTTGTACTGTCCCGTTTTGTTGAACCACCCATCAGAGTGAGTGCATTTACATCAATCTCACCTTTGTTCTCGATGAGCAAAAACTTTTTGTCTGTGTGATTCTCTTGCATATCATTGCTTTTAGAGGTTAAAAAATATAACGTATTGTGTCGATAGGGAAATAGTTTTGGTAAAGCTCCTTAAACTGGCAGATCATATCATTTTTGAGTTGCCACTTGTAACGGATATTACCATCAACGTACTGTGAGTTCTTTGCTTCTTGTATCTCCGGCTTCCAACATAGTTCATTTACCTTGTCAGTATTGTTTTTGTACTGTACATCATTGTAGGTAAGGAAGATACATTCTGATTTGAACTCAATACCATTGAGTTTTTGGAATAGCTGGTCGTATTCCTGCAGCCATCCCGGGTGATAAATAATAGGACTGAAGTTTATGTGTACTTCAAACTTCTTCTGTAATTCCGGAATAACATTGATCCGGTCATCAATCTTGTCTGTATTTGGTTCCAACACATCACTGTACACTTGTGGCATCAATGATACCCTGATCCTATTCTTTGCAGGATCAGTATTGTACTCTCTCATTCTGGTAGGATACTTGGTTGCAAACGTACTCTTTGCTCTTGGGTGCTGATTAAAGAAGTCAAAGACTCTTTGCCAACCATAGTGTTTACCCATTAGTGCAACATCAGTAGAGCAACCAATATCTATACAGTAGTATTTGTCATCAACCTGGTCCGGTACCTTCGGCCATGGTTGTTTCTCTATCCAGGCATCAATAGATCTTAGTATATCCTCCGTGTTCTCGTTAATGTAGACATTATCATTGTTGTGCCGGCCTACATAGCAATAGCTTTTCATACAACCACCTAAGCAGCCGTACAAAAAGTTTGGAGAAATTGCATTACTGGATCTATCGTTGTCTCTGGTATGTAGAGTTTTGGTTTTTTGGTGGATGATCTTCATTAGTCGATCCATTGCCATGCAGGTACATTAAGTTGTACTGCGAGTGATTGTATATACTCTTGCATCTCTTTAGTCGTTTTGAAATTCTACTGTGATTTTCTCTCCTACTGGTGCAGGGTAATAATAGGATTTCAGGAAAGAATTGCTGTATGATCCTGTTTTAAGATCAATACCACAAAAGTGTTTTTCACTATGTTGACCAGTACTCAGTATTCTTATTTCACCATATTTCATTACCTGTACTTTATCCCAATCTGCATTGGTGTGACTTTCTTTCAATTCAACAATGTTCACTATCATTTGTTTTGTAGTTTTTGTTCAACAATATTGTAAATGTCTTGCACTGTCTTTATCTCTACCCACTCACTATCTGGTATATTAATATTAAACTGTTTCTCAAGTTCCATCAATATTTCTATTGAATCCAGTTCATCTGCTTCAAGATCTTCGACTAATCTTGACTCCGGGGTAAACTTACCATCTATTGGTACCAAGTAGTAGTCAATGATCTCATCAACTTTCTGTTTTATCTCTATCATTGTTTTTGGTTTTTGGTTTTTTGAATTTATCCTTCAATGATTCTTCGTACAGCTCAATATGCTTTACTGGTGCAATATCTCTCCAGTTCTGTTCACCCATCTTGGCAATCTTTTCTCTGATTAGCCGGAGTGTATTCTGCTTCTTGAGCATTATCTGACTGTAACTGAGCTTTTCTTCCTTCTCTTCTTCTGAGTCTATGTTTACATTGTTGAGCTTTTCAAAGATACCATATGCTACCTCAAAGGCTTTGAGCCAGTGGTCCCATGCTATTTGTACCTGGAAAGCATCAAGTGCATGACTATCGTGAGGATACAATGCTTCCCATTCCTTCTTGGCAATATCTTTTACAGTGTTCTTCTTTCTCAGGAGCCTTAACCGGTTGTACAGACTATCTATGTTTCTTACACCAAACTTTTCGTACATGCTATCAAGAATCTCCATTGCAGTCTCTTTGGTACAATTAAGAGCAATGTGTAGCTCATATTTTTTGCAGCCCTTTAGCAGGTAATCTGCAAGTTCTTTTTCGTGAAACGTAAGTTTTGCCATTATTCTGTATGATTTATGTGAAACTCATCTTCTGCTTCCCAATAACTTTGAGCAGGAGACTTTTTGATCCTTTGTCTTTCTTCTTCTTCTTGTTTCTCTTTCTCCATTTCCATTACGGTAAAGTAATGTCTTCTTCTCAAGGAATAGTAATCATCCCTGAGCTTACTGAGCCTATTCTCGTAATAGCTTATAGCAGAATACCTGCCGGTAAGGTATGCACCGAATACCGACATAACAATAATTACAATTGACATGTTGTTGTGAATTTTAAAAGATGAGCAATAGTACAAAAATAAAGGGACCAAGATGTAAAAACAACAGTCCCTTGTTAACCTAATTAACACACACAGAAATTACCTTGGATTCTCATCCACATATCTTTCATCATCGTACTGATCCGGAACTTTTGAGATTCCATAGAATTTCATACACTCTTCCCAACCTGCAATAAATATTGATTCATAAGTTTTTCTCAGTGGACTATCGGTAGACATAGAAAAGTTTCGATCTACATAGCTTCTACCGGCATTTTTCATTTCTTCTTGCTCTGTTGCCATAATTCGTATAGTTGTTCACTTGTTATTGATCCATCATAATGTTGACCAGGATGTACTTTAGTTCTATCATACCACATACTATTATCATCCAATGACCAATAATTTTCTATTATCCATTTAGCAAACTCAATAGCATGAGTAGATAATTGTTTAGCTTTCCAATTAGCACCTGCTATAAATCCACTTTTGGGGGTAGCTGCACCTCTTTTTGTTTTAAAATATTCCGCACCTTTAATATAGTGTGAATCTACCCATTCGTTAGCAGCATCTTCAAGTTCTTGGTCTACAAAATCATCAGATAATGTAGTAGCTTTTAAAGTCATCTCAACTATATTTTGTTCATCAACAATTGTTACCTGTACTGGTTTTGTTTCTTTCATGTATATTACATTTTAAAGGTTAAACAATAAAAATACCCGGAGACAGTAGGATCAATCACTTCCTACCATCTTCCGGGTTGCGAATACTCAGCACCTTGGCTGAATAAAGTAAAACAATACCCGAGTTACCATAGTGCAGTACGGTTCTTCCTTAGCCTCTGCCGGGGGCACATAGAGGTAGATATTGTTTTTGGTACTCCGGGAAGGAATCGAACCTTCGACCCACAGCTTAGAAGGCTGATGCTCTATCCCACTGAGCTACCGGAACATTTGCTTGTCTTTCCAAGCTGTCTTGTGGACCCGGGTGGACTCTATACATTTTTGTAAGTTCTACCGCAGCTTATATCTCTGATTACTGTTTCTTTTACATCAAACTGTTTTGCAATCTCTGAACATTTCATCAAATTAGATTTCAAAAGTTCTTTAATTTTTATTACCTGATCTTTTGATAATGCTCTATTGCAAATAGATTGAAATTCGATTACTTTCTCAACATGATCATGATTTGCAAAATGACCATGTTTGTATCTTCCATTCTTTCTTCCTTTGGCTTGCCTATCTTTATTTACCTTATCAGCAACATTATCAGCATGTGTACCTATAGATAAATGTAAAGGGTTTACACAAGCAGGTACATCACATGAATGAAGTACTATTTTACCTTCTGGTATTTCTTGTGTATAATAAAGTTCATAAGCTGCCCTATGTGCTAAATGGTGCTTCTTTTTTCCATTTTGTACCTCTTGTATATCCCCATAACCACTTGCTCCAAGTTTTTTATACAAGATACAGTCTACTGAGTTTATATTCTTTAGATAAGGTAATATTCGTCTCTTCACACTTTCTGTTACCATTTTACATTTTTTTGTAAAGATAATAACAAAAAGTGGAAGTGACAAATTTTTGTGGAGGTGCTCGGCACTGCCCCGAGGTCTTACATATGTTTATCTCCTGAGTTACAAGCTTGACTAAAGATTATCGTCTACTGTCTTTAGACTATCTGATTGTAAATCAGCAACTATTACAGTTTTGTAAAGGGATTTATGACGAGATCTGTTACTCATCCTCATAACGGCTTATCCCATGCCTACACGTCTATACCGTAGTGTTTCGAATTAGGCAGCTACTGCTTCTTCAGCATTTGCAAAGCACATATTTATGATACGTGCACCTTCTTCCTGACGAGAAATACTTGTAGTATTTGCATTTGTTGTTAGTGTGTTCGCTTTAAACTCAACACCATTGTTCTGCTTGCCCATTCAACACACTCTATGCAATCAAAATCTGTGTCACCCCCAGTTGTAATAATGCACCCCAATCAGTTTCCTAACCGGGATGTAAAGGTAATTTTATTTTGCCAGATCTTTAGCATGTTCATACTGTAACCAGGTTTTTTCCCGGCCATCAGCATAATCAAATGCAAGGTACTCTTGTTCATCATAGCAATATGCTGCTGCACCAAATGCACCGTTGTTGATTACACATATCATGTTTGGTACAAAGTTATCACCGGATATTATGGTTGCACCATCTGCTACTAAGGATCTTGTCTTTTCTGCAGCACTTGTACCCAAAGGTAATCCCCGGCTGTCCTGGTTGATATAGTATCCCATTTCTTTTTGTTTTGTGTGTAAGGTTAAAAAGAAAATAGCCGGAGACTGTTACATCCCCGGCTTGTTACAATAGATCAAATGATTAGTCCTGTACTACCAGATCCCTCCAGTTAGGGAAGTATGTGTTACGGTAGTTCTTCAGCCTGTCAAGGCCGGCCCTGTACGCTTCGATGTCTTTGTCTGCAGAAACGATCCTGTTCCAGTCTACATTTGGTACACACATCAACTCTTCCCGGCTCCTGAGTACATTATCCAATTTACGCTGTGTTGCCTCGATATCAGCCATCAGGTTGTTGAGGTTGTCTTTAACCTCGTACTGCAGAACCCTTTCGTCTCTGTCCTGTTGTGATTCTTTCCTGATCTCCAGATAAGTACGCTGCGATACCTGGGTTGCTGTTGCTGGTGTCTCTACCGATACTGATTTCTTTGTCCTTGGCATTTTCGTTTGTTTTTGATTGTTTGTTAATAATTGATTGTTTTGTTTCGTGATCTTTTACTTCTACCCAAACACCTGTTTCAAAGCATTTGTTTATAACATAAATTGATACCCAATTTGTTCCATGTTCACCATAGTCAACAAAATACTCATCTCCTGCATAGTTTGCATGCACACTAATAGATAAACCACAAGTATCGTCCTTATGTCTCCACGAGCATCCTGGTGTCCAGCCTATAGGTGATTTTTTGTAAGCATTGATCACCTCGTATGCTCTGTAGATTCTTGCTCCATCGTCAATAAAATACTGAAGATCACAGTGTGTACCATCCGTTGGCCAATAGCATGTATCATCACCTATATTATCAGAATCTTCATTGTAACTATCTTCATCAAGGTAGCTATTTCCATTACACCACTTCAGGCCAAGATCATGAAAGATCTTCAGTAGTTCTTTTGCTTCTTCTTTTGATGTAGGATGAATAACACCATAAGTAAGTTGCTTTATTGACATACCGGGACGAAAGCTACTGTATGTAAGGTTAGGTGTAAGATTCTTTACAAGACCTCTTTCCACTCTTGCTTTGTGTTCAAGTAACATCTTTTCCCAATGCTCAAAAGAAACTTTTGGTAGATTTTCATAAGCTAATCCATTAGCATCCCAATCACCATGTTCTATTTTGTACCAAGCATCTTCTGATCCAGTTGAACCTGCGTTTTTACCAGTAGCAATATTCATTAACTGTTCCCAATTACGAGGCCTTGGTGATGGACATTGTACCTGATAACCTGTAGTGTAAAGCCCCTCTATCTTCGGATTCTCTTTCATTACCGTATGTTTTTAGATTAAAAGATAAAGGGTGCCACATTACATGACACCCTTTTGGTAAACAGCCCCCTGCCTACATTAATCTTCAAAGTAACTCACATTCGGAGGTGTACCGGTACGAGCAGAGGCCATTATCTCTGTTCTCACCATGTTCATCCTGCACTTGATCACACTCAGTAACATCTGGCCAGATTTCATGTCCTTGTTAGAACTCCACTCTTTCTTGTAGTGGTCCCTTAGTGCAGCTACATCTGCTTTACATGCTTGCATTTCTGCATAGTCGCTTAGTTGTTTTAGACTCATTGTAGTTGTTGTTTTAGTTGTTTATACTCTCTGTGTAATAAAATTGATTCTCTTTTTAATTTTACTTGTTCATCAGTAATTTTCTGGTACGGAATATCATACTGTCTGCGAAGAAATCTTCTTATATAAATTTCACTCAATGTTTCTTTTTGTTTATTTCGATATTCCTTCCCCTTTTGTTTAAACTCTTCTGTATTTTTTACTTTATTATAATATTCAGCAAGTCTTTTTTTAAACTTCTCAGTATTCTCAGCATACGCCCTTTTTTTAATTTCTGATCCTCTTTTAAGAAGTCTTTCTTTGTGTTTATCATAATAACGTCTTGTCTGTTCAGCTTCTTTTATTTTAACATGAGGAAGAGATCTATACTCCCTCTTTTTTTTATTGTGACAAGATTTACATCTGTATCTTTTAATATGTGCATATCTTTTACTTCTTGATATTAGAGTTAATGGTATATTACAGTGTTTACAAGTTTTTAGTAATAAATATTCCTCATGGCTAAAACTATCTTGATTTACATTTTTTTTTTCATATTCACCACGTCTACGTTGACGTGCTCTTTCTGCATCACATTTTTTACACCAATTACTCCTACCAAATTTTGAAGCTTTTGCCTTTATAAAAAGTTCAAGTTCTTTTGTTTCTTTACAATTCTTACAAGTTTTTGTTACAGGTGCTTGTTCCATAAAACAGTTTTAGAAATGCTATAAATAATAAAATGTTACCTACCGGTAAGGTGAATAGATAAAATCAAAATCAACAACAAGGACAAAGACCTTCTCTGCAACAAAGGCAAAGTCAAAAACCAAGATGTAGTTGTAGTCCAATTGTTCCTCTTCTGGAGGATAACCTGTACTACGAGGGTGCCTGGGCCCCTAATGGTTTTATGAATTTGCAGAGAAGCGGTATTAGTAGACATCCGCTCTAACCAACTGAGCTACAAGCTATGCTTGACAGGGCTCGAACCTGTGACCAGATGTTTTCTCCAAATTGTTAGATAATTTGTTTTTATTTATAAAGACCTTACTCGGTAGGTATAAAAGTACCGGCAGTCAGCTTGTGCTTATACCGGTACTACCATCCTATTGATCCTCTTCCTTATCTTTACCCAGAAGCTCATCAACTATTGATTGGAACCTCGGGTCTACCTGGATTCTGAGGGCTGATATTTCACGAAGAGTCTCAAGCCTTTCAGCCTCGAACTTCTTCTGGAGCATCTGCTGATTCTCTACCCACTTCTTGTACTCTTTCTGGTACTCCTCACGGAGAACAGAATTGTGAGCATTGTCATCGGCCAGCTTCTGAGCATTCTCATTAGCTATCTCAGCATTCTTCAAAGTTACAAGGTTTTTTACCTTGGCCTTGAAGTAGTTTACACGCTGCTCCAGCTCCCGGTGAAGATTGGAAAGACTCTCATGCAGGTCCCACAGCTCCATCTGATTATGGTGAACCTCAACCTTTACAGGGTGAGCTTTACCTTCATGGCCAGGAGCTACAAACCACTCAAGAGGTTCGATCTTTGGCAACTCCTTACGAAGCTGATCCAATTTACCTCCACGGTGGATGAATTGGCCAATAACAGCAGCTTTAGCTTCTGTCTGCCAGTACTCAGCCAGTTCAGCTTTGGTGAGCTGATCCCAACCCCACTGATCCCTTACAGGTTCAATAAGAGGAGTTCTCCGCATCTCCGGCATCATCGGTGGCAGTTCAGTAGCAGCAAACTGAGCATTCTTAGCTGCAGTCAGTAACTGATCCTTGGCCTTGATCTGTTCCATAAGGAAAGCCTGGCATGCCCGGTAGTCACCAATAGTAGCTAAGTTATCCTCAATAGTAGTAGGAATACGATGTCCTTCCTGCTTTTTGAGGGTCTTACCATTGAACTCCAACGTCTTGGTGGAGTTGTTGATCATATCCAGGTCTACGAGCATTTCATTAGCTGCCTGGTTGCACAGATTACTTACTGTCTGTGCCTGGGTCATCGAGAGACCCTTCTTGTCGAGAAAATGTTGCATAAATCTTATTGAGTGTTTTGATTTTTGAGAATTGATAAATGATCACAATGCACATTAGAAAAAACAAGATAGGTTCAATGATCACAAATATCCAAATGTTAATTTCTTCATATGTCATATTTGTCATCTTGGCCCAAACTTGGAGTAAGTGTACACAAAACCGAAATAAACTATTGTAATCCATTGTATAATGTTTTTTTAGTTATCGTCACTTGGTTTCATTCCTATGTACATGCATACAAGGAATTGTAAGAACCAGATGATCCACAATATTGTTAAACTGATCTCATTTTCTTCCGGCAGTTGTATTGGTAAAAATCCGCTAAGATTTACCAATACAATGAAACCGATGGTTGATAATACAAACCACCAGTTCCAATTGTATTGATTTACTTTCATCCTTTGAATGATTTTAAAAAGAAATAATGTGATGACTGAAAACTGTTGATGATGGTACGGATTACACCGGAAGAACGAAAGTTCTCCTTTGTGTAATAGCTCCTGAAGCATCTGAATGCATAAGCAATTCTTTTTGGACTGATCCTGAAATCAATCAGGTCAAATTGTATAAAGAATGCTATGATACTTACCAATGTAAAAGCGGTGCAGAGAAAATAGATGCCATTGACATCTATTTCAGTGTTATTATGGTGTGCACGTTGGACTAATCGTGCACCGGTAACATTTAATGCTACCGATAAAAATACCATAATAGTAACAAGTCCTGACATATACTTATTCATGTTACAGTTTTTGATGGTCCAACAATAGTTTACAAACAGGTGCAGTTATGAACCCGGAACTTACACGTCTGAGTTCTGGCCCGATATGGCCGGCAGCAAGCATACATTCATACAGGCCCTGGTTCTCAGAGTAATCTTTTACGATTACCTCATCTTCTTCAAGATGTTCATGAGGAAGATTGATAGTAGCCATACATGCCGGTTCCATCATGCCCATGGATTTCCATGGTTCTTCATCGGCCAACATGTTGTATTGAACGGCAACCCTGCCGTTGTTGTACCTACTGATCTCTGGTACAAACTTTGCGAAATTCTCTTGTATGTAGCCCATTACTCTATAACTGGTTGTGCTGGTGAAACAATAATTACATTGGGGAATTTGCTTTCAAACTCCCTCCAGGTGCCGATAAATGTGTGCACGATGGAACTTTTTGCCATTCTTTTCTTAAATGTGAATACGAAGCTCATGATCTGTGTGTTTTTAGAGCGTTAACAATTACATTTTTTCATTAATTACTGCAAGAGCAAGGTTACCGATGATTGGTATTTTTGACAGCTCATAGCTTATGAGTGCCCGGCCCATGACCATACCAATAAGAATTGCTTCTTCCATATCGTTTGGTACATGAGAGCAATTCATTATTACCTCTGAGTAGAAAGATACATTTGTTTCGTGATCATCATTTTTAAGCTTCTGAATCTGCTCAATGATTTGTTCTCTCATCTGATCCATACGTTTATCAGAGATACCTAATTCCGTGTGCAAGTTTCTTTTTTCTGACATTTTGTGTGTTATTTAGATTGTTAATAATAAAATATGAAGAAAAGAGGGGATTTGAACCCCTCTTCCGGCCTTTAACCGATTTCTTTAGTTTGCTGATGGATCTACTGACTCTTCTTCGTCTTCATCATTTTCATCCTTATCCAACTCTTTCAGTCGCTCGATCATCATTTTCAACATTGCTTCAAAGTTATCCCTCATTTTCTCAAGCTGCTGCAAACGAGCAAACTGTTCAGCTTTGTACTGGATCATATGACGTGCATACAGCATCTCTGTCCTGGTAATGTCTGCCGGCAGTGCTTTCTCACATGCAATAATAGCATTACTGTGATTCACCTCTTCGGTTTTACCGAGTTGTTCAATGGCAGCAATGATAATGTCTACCAATTGTAGGTTACGCTCTTCGGATATACCAATAGCTTTTGATACTGTGTCTTTTACTTCTGTGTTTGTGTTTTGATTTTCCATTTTACTGGTTTTTTATGGTTATTAATAAAAATTCATTTGTTACAGATCATCACCCTGAGTATCTCCTCCTGCTTTTGACAACATATCAAAAGATACTTTTTCAGGATCATATACAGCTCTTTCTCCTTTAGATGAGAGTTTTCTACCATCATCCAGTGTAATACTTTTACTGTTGCCTGATATTACTGATCTACCTCTTACAGTTACACCTTCTTGTTTAAGGAAACTACTATTTAGATTTGATACAGGAGTTGATGTTTTTGCCACGATATATGTGTTTTAATTGGTTTACAAAAAATGAGAGTTCCACACATAGATTGCCTTGTATCGCAGTTTAACCAACTACCTGGGCCGGCATACAATCTGCATATAGTACACTATCTATATAGTCACTCACAACCATTGCCACCTTTTGTTATACTCTTGAGGGCACTCTGAGTTTTGCTACCCGACATATAGTCATTAGCAACGAAAGTTACCGGTTTATACTTTGATACAGGCGAGAAGATCTTCAGCGATAACATCTCAGATACTCCTGTATCAAAGTAAAGGCAGAGTGGTTACTGCAACCCGGTAATATTTTACACATAAGCATAAATAAATGCTTGTTGTATATCAGAAAAGCCCTTAGTAGCTCTCATATCATCATGTGGATGAATGTAGGCATAAGAAACTTCACTGAACATACCATGGAATACACCGGCATAGAATGCATCTTTACCATAATAACTAAAGAACTGATTCATAGCATCAATTTGTGAGGAATGAACCATCTCACCAATACCTGCTTGTAACATAAAACAATGGCCACTGTAGTAGGCTCACACTTGCTATAAATAAGATTAACATTCAGGACTCTGACACTAAAGAGCATCAGTAATTATATCTAAAGCGAGGATCCTGAATATCTTTTATCCAATTCTGATTATTGTATTTTCCCTCTTCGACCTGCAGCACCCTATTAAGAACCTGCCTGATACAAAAAGCATTGTAGGTCTTTGTAAGTTTACCGGTATTATCATCATACACCATAAAGATACCACGAATACCATAATCCATAGTGTCCCAATCAATAGTATCAACAGGAACAGCTTCAACATCGTTGTAAGAAACAGTTATCATAATAAAAGAATGGCTGTATGGTAGCCTTACTTCAGAAAGAAAGAAAGATAAGAATAAGGAACAATACCTTACAAAAAATCAGAAACAATCAAAAACAATCAGGAACAATCATAAAAACAATCATGAAAAGATCACCAGTACAATAGAGAGAGAGAGAGAGAGATACACACCTAATAACAATAACAAGGTAATACTAATAGCAATAGAAAGGCTACCCCAATAGGAATAGTATGGCCCATCTATAAGGAATAGTTAGTAGTACCAGTTATATAATCCGGGGGCACACCTAACGAAAAAAGTTAGGCATGTCTAATAATCTCATTTAGACCAATAGAAAAATAGTCCCACACCCTCTCTAACGCATTTATTCTCAATAAGTTATACGATAATAATAAAAGACATGTTAAGTAAAACAATTACTGGAATGTTCTAATATTATAGGTATTACAATTAGAAAATTAATACAATATGGTACTAAATTGTAAACAATTCGGTAACATATTATAGAGAAATAGGGTGAAAATTGAGCTGAACCGAATCGTTTGCCTCGCTATTCATAAGGATATGCTACAGAATAGTGGTGTAATAATTGAGCTGAGCCGACTGGAAAGGGCCCCCTAAAAAGGTAATGGTAGAGAACAAGGTAGTTGCTACACTACCTTGCTCTCATTCCTATTACTGCTTACTTGCCTTGCAACTCTTTCATCTTCTCATTGGCTGCTTCACGAAGGGCATCGCTATTGCCTAACGATTTGAGTTCTTTTGCACGTTTAGCACGACCATTAGCTACCATCTCCTCACGGTTATCATGCTCAAGGATGCGGTCTTCTTTGGTAGATACCATGACATGCTCTATACGGCTGTATATATGCTTGTCACCTTTCTTACATGCAATACCGGCTGCTTTGTCTGCCCACTTGATGTCTAATTCCGGATTGGTAGTACGGAATGGTGTCATGCTGTCGACACGTATGAGCTTGCCGGGCATTTTGCTACCTACTGTAGAACGCAATGCCTTAAGGATACGTTGCAGGGACTCGTTGGTTTTGAAGGTATTGGTATAACGGTACTCGTCCTTGAAGTTATCACCCAATACGAGAGAACCTAAACGGATGTAATCGTTCTCACCTTTTGCACTACGGATACCGTTACTATCCATGTCTGGCACCCAACCTGTGTCGTCACTACCTTTGAACTCTGGTAACAGGATTACTGTACCAAGGTCGTAGTCATGCTCTGCATACGCATCAGCGATGAATGATTTAATTGCCTCGTTTTTTGTTTGTACTGTGCTCATAAAAAATTGATTAAGAGATAAAAATAAATAAAAGTTTTGCCTACTATATTCACTGCTGTTCGGCTACTGCATACCAATATATCTATATAAGGTAAACTGGCGGTAGAAAGAAAGGGAGAGGATTGTGGGTAATGAGGGAGATAGAGCGGATGGGTGTGGGTGTGTGAGGGGAGAGCGGGTGGGCAGAGCGGATGGGAGATAGAGCAGAAGAGAGAAAGGGAGAGGATTCTGTGAGAACATGGGTCGGATCGTGAGGGCCTATCTGGTAGGAGCAAACAGGTCATCCCGACCTGGATTGTACCCCTTTCCAGCAAATGGGCTTTTATTCTTTATAGAAATTACGAAGTATTATCTTTATGTGTTCTAGGAAGTTATATTCTGTCATTCCCCATTTCATGTGATTACAGGTATAACAACAAGGTTGTGAGTTATTATATGTATATCCTTTCTTATTGTCTCTTCTATCTATACCTGTAGCAGGTTGACCACAATATACACAGGTTCCTTTGCACATTTTTTCAAAGTCTTCTGGTGTAAGATGGAAAGGTAATTTCTTTGCATTGGCTCTACCAAGATATCTTTTATGTTTTGCAGATAGGTTAGTATCATACTTTTTACGAGTTTTTGCCTCGTCTTTTACCTCTTTTACTTTCTTTGGCTTTGCTTTATAAGGATGCATTTCTGCAATCCTCATCTTATAATAGTGTTCATATTCTTGATCAGATAGTTCGGATAATGATCTAATTGATTGATTATCAGTTCTTTTGCTATTTATATAGTCTATTATTTTCATACTGTAAAGTTGATAAAATTACCTAAGATGGCCAAATTTATTTTATATAGTGCTATACAACTATGTATAACTGCATTGAGAACACACACAAATAACCAATGAGCTACAGATGTAACCCATTGATTATCAGTGTATGATGTATTACTGTTATTGATGTTCTTGTCTGGTTTCCGTGATCAGTATCCATATAGCTATAGCACCCATTATATTCAGCAGGATTGTCAGGATCCATAGGCTACTTGTATCAAGCCCAACGTATTCCTTATCTACTGTAAGGATGAAAGCAGTAATGTCCAATGCGATAATCAGTATTGCTATAACTCCGGCATAGCAATTCAAGAATGTGGTTCTTTTCATTTGTTTGGTTTTAAAGATTAAGAAAAAGGTGCAGTTGTTACACTGCCTCTATTGTTCTGATTGTTTTTACATTTACACGAAACTTTGGCACCTCATTATATTCTTTCTGTGCCTTTTCAATTTCTTTTACAAGTTCGGCTGCTTCAGTTAAAGGAATAGTAAACTTGTAAGTAAATCTATTGCCCTTAAATTCTATATTAAATGAGTTCACCAATCGTATTTTAAGTCGAACTACTTTGTTAAAAGCTTTGAGCATATCTACATATCCTTTATGTTCATCTTCTTGATTTGGTGCGATACCCCTAAGAATTAATGGCTCATGTTTAAAAGTAAGTACAGTTTCTATTAAACTTTCACGCTCTTGGTATTCCATTTTGTTTGTGTTTTAAATGTTAGAAGATAAATAGCACATGGAAGAAAGGGAATGAATTGTAAGAAAGGAGCAGTTTTAGTACATGCTCAGGTAGTGAAGTAATTTAGATGGTGGGCAAACAAAACTGCCGGCAGGAAACTCTTTGAGTGCTTCCTCTGCCTGTGTCCTCGTTCTGTAGTTGGCCAATATGTTATTACTCGTATCAAGTATAAACCACATAAGGATCAGTATTAAAGAGGTTATGGGAAATAACACAGATTACACCCCTAAGGATGCAATCTGTGCTTCGAGTTGTACTTTTCTTTCAACAAGCTTTGTGGGAATTGCTATCTCACGACCATCTATATCATTACAGATGCACTTATATTGGTAAAGGAGATAGCCTTTAGCCATGAGATGTTCCAATGTCTTGTACTCTTCAGGTGTGAGAGATTCCTTAGCTTGAGCTTTAAGTTCTTTACAATCCATGTGTTTACGCATTTAGATGTTTAATAAGTAGCAATATCACTACCGACTGTAAGAAAGGGAAAAGATTGTTGAAAAAAATAATCTGTAGGGAAAGCCAAACAGCCCACAAGGAAAGACAGGGGGGTAGGGGAGCAGGTGAGAGAGAGGGGGCTGATCACTGGTATAGGTTAACTGTTGCACACAAATGCATTATTTTTTTAAGCGAGGGAAAAAATTTGGGGAAAAAAATTTTTAGGAAACTGAAAATTGGAAACTTGTTCTAAAAGTTTCTCATAGTTTCTTATAAGGATGTAATGGATCCGTAGGGAAGTATGTAGTTGATATGTAAAGATTATGGGGGAAATCTATACATGAAAAAGGAACGTGTAAAGATTTCGGGTAAAATCTATACATGTTGTAGGATCACAAACATCGTTCTCGGCTACTTCTTTTGGATGTTGTACTGAGCCATTAGTAATGCTATCTCCCGGCCCAGGTGGTAATAATGCTGCCGGTTGTACCGGGTAAGTGGTATACCATTATTGAAACAGAACTGATCCTTAAGCAGATCCTTAGCCTTTTGCTCCTTTGTGTTGTGGGAACTCCGGCCATCATATTCTATCATATGGATACCCTTAGGTGTAAGGATCAGAAAGTCGTACCTGGCATAGCCGTAGTTAGTAAACTTCAAACCTTCAAAAGCTACCTCCCGGTACCAATCCACTTTATACTTACTCAGTTCCGCAGCTATTAACTTCTCTGCCTCACTGATCTGATCCTGGGCCCGGGTAACCACAAACCAATCCAGTGGATTCTTTACCCTGCCGGCCACATTCCGGATCACAGAAGAACCACTACCACTCCGGCTCTTTATCTTACCCTCAAGAAACTTTCGTGCCCTTGCCAACTCTTCTTCCTTTTTTCGTTGTTCCCGGTTTAAACTCTCGACCAACTCCCGGTGCTTTTTCTGGGTAGCACTATCACTTGGGATACTATTACCACTAGCTGAATTACCTAAAAGATAAAGTCCGATTATACCCGCTACGATAACAAATATCGCAAAACCCATAGAAAAATATTTTTTACAAAGCTATAAAAATTTGTTTGGTAATTAGTTTTTATACTTTACATTTGTAGTATTATATACATTAACCAAGTTTATTACACTTATTTAATTATGCAAAAGCAACTTAAAAGTCAATTCGCAAAAGGTCCTCAAGCACCTTTGACTGAGGATGAACTACAGAAAGAACGTGCTATCCAAGAGCAGAAGTTGGATGACATACTTCCATTCATGCGTAAGCAAGCTGAGTATGATCGTCTGCAAATGGAACTTACTGAGATGGATGCTATTATGGGAAGACTTCCTGTCAATCAGGTACCGGGCTTGCTTGGTCTTGAATTGAAGGTAAGGGAGATCCAGTCTCAAGGTTTCCTTGCACAGTGGGCTGCCGGCCAACGAGAAGCAATGGAGAAAGCCGCACAGGAAATGCCGGAAGAAGAGCGTAAAGCTTATGAGGAGTTTATGAAACTCCCTCCGGAAGAACAAGAAAGACTTCAGAAAGAAGCAATTGAAGCTTACAACAAAGCTGAAGAAGAAGCAAAAGCAGCTCAGGAAAAATCAGAAAAGTAATGGAAACTAATAGTACAGTAGTAAAATACCACATGCACCAGAGCTCTCTTATCAGAGTTCAGGTAATACTGTACTGCCATATGAATGGATATTTTCCCGGAACTGCAAGGAGTAGGGTTAGTTTTGCCGATATTGATTGTCTGACATTGTT